AGTGATGTCCAGCAGGTCATGGTTTACACCGAACAGGTAAGAGTCTGGATTGGCCTCAGCGTTTAGCCCAACCTCCAACGTGTCGCGAACATCAGCAGGGTTCCTGATGGTGATGTTGCCGGTGATGGCGAGAGTGTTGGTACTGGCGGTCCATGTCAGGCCGTGCGTGGCATTGCCACTCCCTGTCAGATAGAAGTTACCGAAGTAGTCCATGTAGGTCCGCCACGCACCCGATCCTGCGCTGGTCCAGTACCCCATGTGTGTGGAACTGAGGTACAGGCCCGCCGAGGTCGGGGTAACGGTCATCAGTTCAAAGCCCGCACCCGACCCCCACTGCCCGTCAGGGCCGAACCCGTACTGCGTGGGATTGTCCTGATCGTCGTCGTTGGGCTCACCAATGTCAGCACGCACCGGGTTGTAGGTGGTGTTGATCCAGAAGACCTGCTTGTAGTCCTCGTCTTCACGACAGACAATGATGGAGGACCCCACGTTGGGTACCACCCAGTCGTTCTCAAAGGGGTGGGCCTCCCTACCGAAGTAGGAGATGGGCACCGACTTGTAGATGCCTGTCACCGACGGGATGACGACCTTAATCTCACCCGTGGTGGTGCTGGAGTACTGGACTACGGCCCGATGAATCTGGGAGAAGTCGTCGTAGATAGGAGCGTCAGTTAGATGAGTAGACATTGGCCCTCCTGCTGGACGACCGCCACGCTCCAGAGCGGAGCAGTGGCTGCGGGGCTGGGTCATAGGTCTCTAGTTCGACCTGACGAGGGGTGGTGGACCCGGAGGTGCTCCTGCTCAGTTCCCAATCCGTGAGGAAGTGCCCCCGGTTGGTCCGCATGTCTATGCCCCGCAGCAACCACAGGCCATCGAAGTCACTCTTAAAGCCGTCCACCCCGATGGCACTACCCGGCACAGGTCCTGCTACCCCCGTAGTCGTAGCCTCGGCTACGTATGCGCCTGCGTAGGCACGGTTAGCAGCCAACTTCCGTCTGGCGTCTGAGAGGGACACCGCTTCGACGGCCAGCATGTCCGCCACGGAAGAAGTAACGGCAGTACCTGAGGCGGGGGCCGTGTTCAGGAGGTCTGACGTTGAGGCCGTGAGCAACTTGCCGTGCTCGTCCAGAAGTTCGATGCTCTCGTTGTTGACATCTCCGTAGGGGGAGGAGGAGCCAAACGAACCGTTGAACTCTATGATCTTGCCGGGTGCGAACTCCGTGCCTGACGACGAGTCAACAGTCTGGAGCACACCAGACGGAGCACCGTGGCGCAGGGCGTTCAGGGGATTCCATACGTGTATCTCTGTACCGTGGACGTTCACTGCCAAGCCTGACATCCGGCAGGCTTTGACCAGCGCCTGCCAGTCCGACAGCCCTCGCTGAGACATGCTCGGAATCGTAGGAGCGGTGTCTGGACAGGAGTACGAGAACTTGTAGTCAATGGACATCTCCTCCACCATGTCCTTGACAGTGAACGTAGTCCACACACGGGCCTTCCTGCCCCGCATGGTTGAACTGGCACCAAGGCAGTGGAGGGTGGCCTCCTGCAACAGGCCCCCTTCAACCCTTCCGCTCCTGACCTTGTGGCTGGGGCGAATGTGGTTGATGAACCCGGCGAACGTAAAGCCACTGCCGTCGTTCATTCTTATACGAATCATAATGGCACGATCTACGTACTCCGTGACGGACAGGGGCGAAATCCCTGCCAACACTACTACGGCGTGGTCGTGCTCGTTTTGACGAAGGCTGATGTCCACCCGCTCAATGGCGTTGTACATGGAGACATCAACATCATCTATCTCCACGTTTCTCGTGTGGGGGGTGGACTCCGGTTGAAATGACACGGGTCACCCTTGTGGAATACGTAAGCGAGTACCCACTGGGATTTCGTCTGGATAGGGCACCTGTGGGTTCAACTCAGCGATGCGCCAGTACAGTTGGGGGTCGTCCAAGTGGAGGGACGCCAGTTCCTCAAAGGTCTGTCCGAAGACAGAGACCACAACCACGTAGCGGGACGCTACTCGGGGCTTCCTCTGGGTGATTGCCAAGCCAGTACTGTCGTTAGTTCTGGTATACCGGGAAGATGGTAGGAGCGCCATGATTAGTACTGATTACCGTAACGATTTATCTGTGTGTCAACACTGGTGATGGACACGCCACCCAGCAGCCTGTTGTGTGCCGGTGGCGGTTTAGCCTCTGCATACAGGTAGGTGTTGTCTGTACCCTCAGGCTGCCCGACGATGTACTGGCTGTCAAAGAACAGACTTATATCCTTCATCTCCGATTGGTGACCGTGCTGCGTCCCGTCCTTTGATAGCCAGTAGGGAGCGTTGTCGTCTACCATTGTGTCTTCAATGTCCTCTCCCTTAATCCCTTGCAGTCTCCCGGCCAGACGAACCTTCTGCCTGTTCCCGACACTTCCAGCGTCGTCTAGAATGTCAGTGGTTTGGCTGCGGGGGTTGATCCACAGTACTCCAGTATCAGATATGACGAACGGTGCGCCACCAGCATTGTCTAGGTCAGCCATATAAAACCTGTTCCGACAGGTCATCGCCCACTGGTACTCCACCTCAAATACCACATCTTGGGCGGGAGAGTCCGTAGCGTGCTGCAACGTGAGGGTTAGTGGGTAGAGGTCATCAGCACCCTGTCCGGTCCCGCTGTAGAAGCCCTTCGCCAAGTTGTACTCTAACTCTGACGCTGGTATCCAAGTTGGTGGGAAGTTCAACCAAGCGTGATCCGAGAACACGGTCGGATCGACGAAGTCCCATTGCATGTCTGAACTACCGAAGGACGCATGGTGCATGTAGAAGTTGTCTCCGTACACACCGGGGTCCCTTTCCATGATGGGAAATGACCGAGTGTAGAACCCCTTTGTCTGGGCTTTAGTCTCGTTGAGCAGTTCAAGAAAGGTGCGGATCGCCTTCGGGGGCCTCCGATAGTTGTCCACGCCTATAGCGAACAACTCCTTACGCTGTCCCTTGGGCCATTCTCCGAAGAAGTGGTCGTCCTTCTTGTAGGTATCAAACCCTCCCCCACCACCGTCTTGCCACAGTACTAGCAGACTTGCCAGATCGGGTGCCTTCAAGCGCGCCCTGATAGCCATGCCAACGTCCGAAGAGCCACTCACTCGTGGGAGAATCCTCTCCCAGTAGCCCTCGTCTGCGTTATCCCTCAGGTATTGACCGAGGGTGCCATCACCGGTCTGCATCGTGCCTACGGCAGCATAGGAAATAGCAGTGGCATTCGCATCAGAACCGATGTGTACTACTCGGGAACCTCCACCTTTACCGGCAGTCGGGTTCGTGGGGGTCTCCTGACGGAGAGGAACCGGCTGGTGGTCCTTCAGATGGGTTTGGGCGTCTCCCGTCCAAGGGAAAAAGCCTCCGGTATCCTTTGGGCTGTGGTCAAAGCCCGCTAGAAGGCGAGGCTGCCCAATGAAGCCCAGACGCTGAAGTGTGTAGGAGTCATCGTTGAGGTTCTCTGCCACCCTGTTGGCGTCTTCTTCTTCATAGGGTGTGTTCCCGCTATGACTACTGCTGATCATGTTCGACAACTGCGTGAACACCGTGGTCTTGCGGGCGAAGCCCTGATAGAGGGCGTGCATGGAGATGTCCACGAATGCCACCGTGGGGATCATCTCTGGGGAGAACTTCTGGATGGACACGGTTATCTGGTTCACGTATCCATCAACCATGAAGTTCTCAGAGAACACCACCCGAACGGGGTTGGGGACCATAAACGCAGAGTTCGTGATGTTGGCGTTAAGCAGGTCGTCTGACTGATCGGTATTCAATACTGTTGCGTTGGGATCAATCATTCCAGTACCACCCTCGGTGTCCAGTCCGAAGCGCGCTTCGGCGTAGGCCACTGAGAAGTCGATGACCCCCTGTGTCAACTTCTGGCCGGTGATCTGGTCCAAGATCATGATGTCTGCGAGGACACCCAACCGTTGAGCCACCCTCGGGTCGCTGGGGTCTCCGAGGTTGTCTAACTCGTTGTTGTCCTGCTCCAGTTCCTCCGCCGAGCGCTGCCATCTCTCCTTGGTCCTCTTAGCCACCTCGGCCTCACGGTTGAACAACATCTGCCAACCAAATGCCATATCACCGATACCGGGTTGAAGAATCTGGCTGGGGGACTGGTTGATCCACAACTGGGTATCGGTACGAGCAGTCACAGAGCGCGTCAACTGGTTGGGATTGAACTGGAAGTCCAGCCTGACGCCAATCCTTTGCAGGGCGATTCGTGCCCTATCAGCGTCCTCCGTACCGGTTACCTCGGAAATCGTCCCCCCGAAGTTCTCTGCCAGCAGACGTATGTATCCACGCTGAACGAGGCTGTCATGGGGTAGATGCTTTGGGTACTGGTCGAACTTGGGGTTTCTGACCTTGGGGCTGAGGTACGTCTGTTGCGCCGCTTGCGCCGCCGCTTGCGCCGCGGCGACCATCATCTCGTCAGTCGCCATTATGCCCTCCTCAAAGAACGTACGGCATTGGAGGTCTCAATCAGGTTGATGACCCGCTTGGCTAGCATGTCTGCATCAGCAGCAGTACTACTAGAGCCAGTAAGATTAATGGTAGGGGAAATCGTGATCACAGAGCCACCGCCATAACCTTCTGCGTCACCCGCTGGTTTCGGAGATGATGCGCCACCAAAGTAAACATTTGCGGATTCACTCATGGACATGCCTGCCGTGCTCTTGCTCGCAAAGGAGGGTATGGTGCCGACCGGAGCCTCATCTTTAGCATTAACACCAACCGCTCTACTACGACTACGACCACTACGACCACTACGACCACTACCGCTGGAACCAGACGCTGAAGAACCTCCAGTACGGGTCGGTCCCCGGTTTCCCGATTGCCCCGATTGCCCCGGAATCTGATCGACACTGGTGATGTGGGCAGGAGCGACGTGCCACTTCTCACCAAAGGACGCTCCATGACGTAGACCAAAGCGTGCGGCATTGGCGACGATCCAATCGTAGGAAGTCGATGGCCCGAGATCGGCAGCATAACCCAGACCATGAAGTGATCGTCCGGGGGGCGCAACGGGAGCCCACGGCTGACCGGTATCGGGGTCATTACCTGTCTTCATCGACCATGTCCTACCGTCCCATAAAACACTCCCGTTTGGGTCCTCTACGTGCCTATCCTCAAAGATTTGTTGCTGTGCAGCGTCATCTCGTGTCCCACTAGTCAGGGTCAGGGGGATGCCCTCCTCGTCGGCGGCGCTCTTCATCCTCTGGAGTTGGGCAGCAAAGGCAGGGTTCATGCCAGCGTCGGTCAGGTGCTCACTGTCACCAAGGGTGGGGATACCGGGGACCTTGCCTGCCAACCGCACCCACCACTTGTTCTGGAGGTCTGCCTTGGTTCCGATGAGGCGACTGAGCACCTCGTCCAACTGTGTGAACTTCTCAATCAGGCCCTGTGTGTTCTTCTCCAGTTGGGCGAAGTTGTCAACCTGACGACGGTAGAACTTCTCAGACCGCTGGACCTCAAACATGCGAGTACGCTGTTCTTCCATCGCATACGAATCTTCAACACCCATCAGTTGCCTGTGGCGCTTGCTTGACGGGTCGTACATGCCCGACCCACCGCGACTCTTGTAGTTCAAGTTCTCCTGAGCGTACTGAATCACCATGTTCTGCATGTCTTCAGGAAGACCAGCGCGAGACAGGTTGGCACGGGTCATAGAGCCGGGTTGGAGTGCGCCCTCCACCATCCCCTGCTCCGTCAGGCCCATACGCTGAACAGTATTGCGTATCACGTCCATCGGGTCTCTGGCCCTGCCTCCGGGGCCGTACAGTCCCTGACCCAACATCAGGGTCATCAGGTTTGACGATCCCGGCTGGGCCATTGCGGAGATCATCTTCGTGGCATCTTCTGTGGAGTACCCGAAGCCCGAGGCGACACGAATACCCTCAACACCACTGAGCATGGACGCCGGATTGATGCCCATAGTGGTTTGGAGGCGCATCATGGTCTCAATGCCCTCTGACCCAATAAGTCCCTTGGTCAAAGGTTGACGCCAGCGACTCTGGTAGTCCAGTTGTGTCCCACCGTACATCTGTCGCATCAGCAGGCCGGTGCGATCAGCCGTGAGGGTGTACGGAGCCTCTTCCTCAAGCCTCCTGCCGGAGTATGCCCAGCCCGCCTGTGCTATCTTCTTCGTTCCAGACCAAGCGAGCCCCGCTGCGGAGGCTGCCATGCCCCCAACACCAAACGCCGAGACCCCCACCATACGGGCGGCACCATACATGGCTCCCTGCTTGAGGAAGTTACCGGGTGATTCGACACCTCCGGCAGCGGTGCGACCCCCCGTACCGGTTCCTGTATCCGGTGGCTGGGTCGAATCCCAAATCTGCTTCAGGTCACGAGCAGTGTTGACAAGTTTCCCCATCCTCTTGTCAGTTTCGTCCAACTGACGGGTAAAGTCCTTGAACAACTTGGAGAGTTTGGCAATAGACGTGTCATCAACCTTGACACGGTCTTTTTGCATAGCGAAGTCTCTGGATGCCTTGTACCTGTCCTTAAAGCCCCCCTCGCCAGCGAGTCTCTCTTGGCTCTCTTGATTAGGCATTACTTATTCCTCCACTTGGACATCTCTGACCAGAAGGACCGCTGACGCACGGACATCGCTCGGATGTCACCCAAGGAGTAGCCGGGGTACCCTTGAGCGATGCTGTCATATTCCCAATATACGTGAGTCAAGTTAACCGAATAAAAGGGAGGCCCAATCCAGCACCATCGTGATGTTCTCACCACAATGCCCGCAGGGGGCGTCCACCTCCTCCAAAGTGGGACCGGGCTGGTCTTCCAGCACGGTGCTGATGATCGTCTGTCGGTCAGCGAGGGACAGTTCCTTTGCCCACTGTGTCTTGACCGCCTCTGACCTGTCGTCGTCCCACACAACAGCGTGGGCAACTACGGCAGTATTCTGTTCGGCAGAAGAGCCGGTCACGGCAGCAATGCTCTGGGCATCCTTGCCTGTGAGGTACTTGACCTTGACCGTCGTCCCATTCCTCAACTTGACCGTTCGGGCCTCGGTCAGAGACCCCTTGGACTCCATAACTGGGAAGTCCTTGTCAAGGTTGACCTGCACCTCGTTGCTCTTGTCGCAATGCCCGCAGGTAACTGAGTATTCACGGATGTTCCCATACGTGGCCTTGACCACCCCCAGAAACAGGAGGTCCCGGTCACCGATGATCAGGTTGTCAAGTAGGCTTGGGTTGGTGATCACCGACTGTGTGCCCACGGATGTGACTGCCCGCCGAAGCAAAGCAGATGTGTACTCTGCGTATGACAGGTCGTCTTTGGTACTCAGACGGGCCAACTCTTCCTCATCCTCTCCAGTCATCTCCCGAACGGTTGCTGTGGTCTGCCATTCCCCAATCTCTTGGTCCATGACCCCTCTGAGCAGGGTGACGGTGTTTGGTGCCGCCTCCCCAACCTTGGGGGGGTCATCTGCAATGGCCTCATTGATTTCATCGGCCTGTGCGGCCAAACTCAAACTCATTGTGTACTCCTACATGAGACGGATATTACTTGTTAGCCTACTTCTGGGTTCCATTCCATAGCGAACCCCTCGTGGTGCAACTGCAACTGCTGGATGAGAATACCATTATCACCAGCGTTAAGGTCGCTGATGGAGAACGAACCGGGCCAAGCGTTGAACAGGGTGATACCCAGTTTTATGGGCAGATTAATCCCTGAGGAACCGGCGGACGGGTCCGTGTCATACGAGTAACTGCTTGAGGTGACGGGATGGTCGTAGACGTAGATGTTGACAGTACAACGGTACTCAGAGTTGTCCACACTTGCGTGCGGTGATGCTGCACCTGTTACGCCTGCGCCACCGTCTACACCTCCCTGCCACGTGTGCATGAACAACTGCCAGTTGCTCAAAGAGTCACCGGAGCCCACTGCGTTGGGGAAGACACCTCGGGCCAAGGACACCGGAGCGAAGTCCGACTGTCCAACCATCTTGTGCGGGTGGGTATTCATCCCACCTTCCCGGTAAGGGATGACCTCGTTGGTGACGGCGATACCGGACATCTGGGCAAAGCCCAAATTGCCGATACCTGCGGCTAAGGTTTTCAAGCCGCTGTCTGCTTCGGGAACGATTTGAACCCGGAACTTAAAGTTCCTTAGTGGGTCTGTACGAATTACTGGCATGTATTCTCCTCCTCCTAGAGGATTTCGACGGCGTTTGCGCCGCCAGTCCATTGACTAACATTGACGATGATGAACTCAGCCGGGTACTGGAGGGCCAGCCCGATCTCAACGTGCAACTCGCCATTTGCAATGGTTGACGTTGTGTTGTTTGTTGCGTCACACGTAACGTAGAACGCCTGAGTTTCGGTGTTGCCTTTCAGCCCACCCTTAGCCCACAGGGACCGCAGTTCCTGCTGGATGGTGGTAATAGTCTGCTGACGCAGGTTTACATCGTTAGGCTCAAAGATGGCAAAGGTGGTGACTGCCTTCACCCGCGCCTTCACGAAGTTGAGTGTGCGACGAACCGGGATGTACTTCTCAGGAGCGGTCTTCGCCAAGGTACGGGTACCATTGACGATTGCTCCTGTACCCGGCACCAACCGAACGGGGTTGATGTTTGCGTCATACAGGTTGCCCTCGTCCGTTTCGGTGTAGTTCGTCACCAAACCGAAGACGTTGGCGAGGTCCAAGTTGTAGCCAGCAGGGGCCTTAGCCACCGAGGACAGCCGTTCTGCCTTGCCGTAGATCGCCATGATGGCTCCTCCGAGAGGGGCCGTACGCAGCGCTGCTGGGCCTGTCTTGGTAGGGTCACTCATGGTGGCACCGGGGTAGTACACCGCTCCATATCCTGAGTTGGTATACGGAGCCACCGAGGTGATCGCCTCTGAGGCGGTGGTCAGGGACGTATCCGGGTCGATGATGATGAATCCGGTACCACGAGTCGCTGCGTACGCCAGAGCAAAGTTGATCTCTGTAGACGCCGAGCACCCCGGAAGGTTGATGAGCAGGTCACCAGTGACCTGATCTAGGTACCCCAGAGCGGTGTTGTAGTCTGACGCCACAACTGGGGTGCCGTCGGAACCCCCTACCAGCGTGGCCGTTCCAGAGGTGACCGTCGTGTCTGTGGCCTTGGTGGCCGTGGACACAGCGGACACCCGCACGTAGTCGGAGTAGTTGTTGAGCAGGGTCAGTACGTAGCGGCTGTTCGTGGGATCAATGGACACTTCAGTCCACCGCTCCTTCTCAGCGCCCGCCAACTTGACGATCATGGTGAACGTGCCGTAGGACGTGGTTGAGGCTGTGTCATTCCCTTGGGATGTCTCCACGGTCAGGTCACTACCCCAAGCACCCGCGTTCTCTGCGGTAAGCAGGAACATGTTGGCGGGGGTGCCCTCCTCGTTACCCCTCACGTAAGCCGTGGCCTTGGCGGAGGTGCCCCCCGTGGCCCCGCCCGCGAGTTCGTAGGTGACCGCCGTGGTGAAGGCGGTGTTGAACTTGGCACCAGTGACGTTGGAGTCATAGGACTGTGCCGACACTGTAATGTACTTCGACCCCGTGACAGCATCGTTGATAACCATCGTGGCTGAGGTATCCCCGGTGTTGTTGGAGAAGGTGAGTCCGTCACCTCCTCCAGTGAAGGTTTCCTTGGTGACACCCTTGTACTTGACAACAACGTCAAGGAGACCTGAACCCGCGGTAGCGCTGGAGTTGGGGTTATTGGAGTTCTTGGTGACCTCCAGTGTCACATTGTTACCGTCAGTGCCCTGCAACTTGGACGTAGCGGTGAACAGCGACTGGCTGCTCCCATGCGTGAGAGCAAGTGCCGCTGCGGTGTTGGCAGTAGTGCTGGTGGTCAGGGTCCTGATGACATAGCACTCCACACCACCATTGGAGAAGAACTGGTACACGGAGTACCCAAGTTCATAGGAAGGATCGATGTCTCCGAAGATACTCACATAGGAGTTCCACGAAGAGATAAACACGGGCTTGCCAATTGGCCCCCGTGTCGTCTGCCCCACAAAGGAAGCAGTGGTTCTACCGGGGCGGTTAGTGACGATGGCCTTTAGCGGGGCCTCGTTGGTGTACACGCCGGGGCGTGAATAGGCTGGCATTACAGTTTCTCCTTACGGGGGGGAACGAGTTTAGGACAGAACATCTAGTTCAATCTTGTCTTTAAAGATAATCTCTGCCTGAGTGGTGACCTGACCAACGCCTGCCAGAGCAGTTGCTGGTATTTCCGACGTGATAGAAAGGGTGTACACCTTTCTGAATATCCTCTTCTTGAAGCCTGCTTCTTCATCAAGCATGTCTGCACTCCTCCAGTCCATCAGGTCCATGTGACGCTGAGTACCGTCAATACCTATATCTAGGTATCCTCGCCGGAACGGAGCGACCTTAGACAGGATGTGGGATTGCAGAGCACGATCATGTAGGGCCGAGCGCGTGAAGGTGGTGACCTGATACAGCAGGTCCACCGGCACGTGCTCCAAGGTGGTGACGAATGGGCTGGAGCCAGCACTATTACCGGCCAACGACGAGAGGGTGCTCACGTCTGTGGTCGTGTTGGGCCAGTACTTGAATGATCCCGAGTCGTCTGTCCCGTAGTGGTTAGCGGGCTGACCAGCCGGGGCAGTACCCCTGAAGGCATAGATGTTCTGGTCAGAATGCTGACGCCTCGTGTTATGGACGATGTCCAGCATCTCCAGCGTGATGAAGGGGTACTTCTTCTCTGTCTCCCCCTCGGGGTACCGGAAGAACACCGACACGTCACGCGTGGTGTCACGATCATCAATCAGTTGTATGCCTGAAAACTTGGCCTTCAGGGCCTGATCTTCGGCAAGGAGGAAGCCAGCGCGGTCAGGCATCGACCATACTCGTTCCTATTGTGTGGTTCACCTTGAGACTGAGAGCATCAATCACGTCGTCAAAGTGCTTGAATACCGTGCGACGAACAAAGGCCCTCGGAGGCTGATTAGCATCGCCGTACTCCAACTGCACAACCCTGTTGTGTAGTTTAGTGGGTACCCCAAAGAAGCCGAAATCCAAGGCGATGCCCTCATCGCTGTCGCTGTCATTCTTCACGTGTACTACGTCGTAGTACTCGGCAAGACCAGCGTAGTCCTCATCGTGCTCCAGACGCCTACGGGTCTTGGAGACATGGTCCTCTAGGGCCTCATTTAACGACTGAGCGTAGATGCTAGGCAAGAGTTCAAGCAGCAACCTACCGTATCCTAGTACAGCAGGAGTACCCGCTAACAGATCGGGTGAAGGAGAGGAAGAGAACGGGGCATTATACTGAGCCATACGCTCTCCTTACGTACTCTGGGCATCTGGGAGGCTCTGGCGCGCACCGGAACCTAGATACTAATGATACACCATTTAGACGCACCCGTGGGGGCCCCTACAGTGGTAAACTTAAGGCATGGCAGAACGAGACGATGACCTACTAGGTAGCAAACAGGGTCACGGGTTTAACGCGCCCCTGAACATAAAGATGCACAACAGGGATGCCAGCAGGCTTGTTGAGGAGACGGAAGACTTCCTCTTCAAGCAGCGGGAGGGCATACCCAACGTATTCGATCTGCTGGACCTGATTGAGGGGCGTGAGAAGAATAGGGGGTTCGATCCTCTGGGCAACTTTTATGGTAGACCCGGGATAGGGAAGACCCCCGGCAATGTACGTCGCAAATACTCTACCAAGCCCGATTCGGGCCCGTATGACTACACACTAGAGGATCGCCCGGGGGACCCCTACGTGGCACGCAAGAAGGACTACGATGAGGCTTACGCTTCGATGAAGAAGCGCCCGATGCCGCAACACGCAAAGTCCTTTAAACACTTCGACGCCGAAATGAACGCGCTGACCGGCGGATACTACCCGCCGGAGCCGAGCAACTTTCGCCGGGAGCACCATTGGGGTAGAGGGTACTTAGAGTCTGATTCGGTAAAGCCCTCGGGGTTCGATGCTCTGCATGTAGCCCGTAGCGCTCCGGGCTGGATGTCGATTAACGGAAAGAAAGTAGAAATGCAGTCCCCTTGGCCCGGTAAAGGCCCAGAAGACAGCATCTCCGGCGGACCACCGACGGCGTCGGGCTGGCCGGTGTGGAACTGGCCGTCACAAACGGGACGGGGGGCGGGGGGCGGTCAGATACCCATTCCCCAAGCGATGCACTATGATCATATCAATATACCCGGTGCGGACCCGCATGACTACAGCAGACCCTTCAGCCGACCATTCCCTCAGGCTTCTCGTGAGTTTAAGGATATTTGGCGTCTATCCCAGCAGGGTCTTAGTAGAGAGCAGTTTATCGAACAGCGTATGGCAGATGAGAAGAAGTACCACGCGGATCAACTGGAACAGAGACGGAGGTCGCACGCCGGAGTAAGCGCCTTCAGGCATCCCAGTGATCCGCCTACGCGACAACTGCCCGGTCTCAAGTCATTTTGGCCCGGAAGTGAGTAGGCGGAACGCTCAGGTTGGGAACGCAGCGGGCCAAGAGTAGTCGTTGACGGCTACAGCGGTGGGCCCGGGGTCGAAGGTGAACTCCTGATCTATGTACCTCTCAATACCTTCAAACCCTACGATCAGTTCGTCCTGAACCTTTCCACGAGACCGGTAACCGGTCACGGAATAGTACCTACCGTCGTAGAAGAACATATCGTTCAAGTGCTTACGGTACTCGGTGGCATCGCTGATACCAGCGTCACGCATGTCCTTGACAGACAGCACACCAATGATGGTCTGTACGACTAGACGACCGTCTGCCTGTGCCCGCTTGGTGTCCTCCGTCTCCTGCACCTGTAGGGCTGGGAGGACGACACCGGCTTGGTAACGGAGACCACCAGTGGACTGTAGGCCCTCGTCGTACACATCGTCGTAGAGGCTGTCGGTGGCTGCCGTAGAGCCAAAGGGCTGCAACTCGTACCACACGAGGTTCTCTCCGGTGCTCCGGTGGTACCGGCGGTATTCCTCCCAGATATGTCCTGCCTCGCGACGAACATGGGTCATTAGAGGAACCTAACGCCTGACACGTACCCTTCAGGCGGGTCGCCGTCGATGAACACGTCGGTGCGGAGTTCATCCTGCTCTTCAGCAATGACGATCTGTCCGTCATCAATCGGTGAGTAGATGCGCTCAATCGGGCCGTAGTCACCCAGTTCACGGGACTTCTGGACCGGTACCAGACGGTTGGTGGTGCGGGAGGTGCGCCGCAGGTTGAAGACCTCAATGCGGTCCAGACCGATGTTGAGGGCACGTGCCTTCTTCTCGTATTCAGCAGTCCAGTACTGTAGAAGTTGCTGCACCATGCGAAAACGCTGGGAGGTCGGGATGTGTACCGCCTCAGAGGTGGTGATGTCGATGTCCCGGCTGTACTCCGTCATCAGGCCCCAGAGGGACTCAATCATAGCGTCAATACCTATAACGTCCTTGACGACTGAGGACAACTGCTCCTTGTCCATGTCCATCGTATGGAGGTGCTGATTGAGGGCCAGCGTGGCGTAGAACGTCAGGTCAGCGGGGAGGAGCCATTCAAAGTAGTAGCCCTCTATGAGAAGTTTCGTGTTTGACGCCGTAGCAGTCGCCAGACGGAATAGGCCGTTCCTATCGTCAAGAGAATACTGGCTGCTAGTAAGTTGCGTTGTAGTTCCACTGACATGCGTTGCTGCCCATAGTTTAGTTGAATCAATGTTGGGGTGACCGAGGTCGAAGGTGCGCCCCGTGGCATCAAAGTCCAACTGGAAGAACCGTGGGAAGTCCCGCAGGTAGTTCCTTGCGGTAGTCTCAACGTCCGTCAGCGCAGCCATAGCACCATTGTACTACTAACTCGCTGAGTCTGTTCCGGGTACCGAGTCCTGTCCGGGCTGATTCAACGCAGGAAACTGGTCGCTGACGCGAGTGGGGGTAACCCGGCGGACCACTGTAGCATGAACAACGGAATAGGTATTATCTGGCTGCGGCAGGTCAGCCATTCTCAATGGCCTCCAGCCGTTCAGACAGTTCCTGAATGGCTTTCACCATCGGGGCAGTCAACTCCGTGTAGTTCATGTACTTCAGCCCACCATCTTCAGTTACAGTGCGTACTGTATTCGTAGACTCAAGGTCATTCGCTGCACACACCGCCTCAACAT